GGTGTGCTAATGAAGCAGGAGTAAAAATTCCTAATACTGTTTTTACCCCAGGTGGTGCAGCAGCATTTAAAAAAGCAGGTAATTGGATTGATGGAGATGTAGCAGATCCAGAACCAGGAGATGTTGCATACTTTGATTTCCCATCTGATGGAGTAGATAGAATTTCTCACGTAGGTATTGTTGTTGCTGATAATGGCGACGGTACTGTATGGTGCATAGAAGGAAATACTTCTGGTGATCCTAAAGGTAGCCAACGTAATGGCGGAGAGGTTTGTAAAAAACTTCGTGCCTACAAGAAAAATAAGAAAAATATTATGGTTTCTATTGTAGGGTTTGGTAGACCTAAGTTTGGCTCTGCTCCTGCGGGTACTGTTAAAAAGGCTGCTGCCAAGCCTAAAACATGCTCAGCATGTGGTCAAACCATCAAATAAAGGTCTTTGACTAAATAAAAAGGGTTTGGTATACTTAAATGTATACTCTGAGGGGATTCTTATATGACAGTCTTGGCTGTAGTTCGTCATGAAAATAAAATATATATGGCTGGTGATCGTGGTGCTTCTGATGATAATACAATACTTTCTTTAACAGCCCCAAAAGTTTGGAAACTTGGTCCATATTTACTTGGATATGCAGGAGCACTAGATGGAGAAAGAATTAGATATAATTTTAACCCATATGTTCCAGATATAAAAGATGTAGATAAATTTATGCAAACTAAGTTTATTAAACAATTAAGAAATTTTTATAGTGATTGGTGGGTTGATACTGGCAAAGAGGCTGACCTTGGTTTAATTATTTGTATTAAAGGACAAATATATGAGCATAATGCAGTTGATATGTCTTTATCTAAATACAATTTAGATTACTTGGCAATGGGTTCTGGGGCTGAATATGCTTATGTTATTTAAATGCTACAGAAAAATCTAAAGATCCTCGTAAAAGAGTGGTTGGGGCAGTAAATGCTGCAATTAAATTTAGCCCATCATGCATGGGTCCTATTGACGTAGTAAGCATTTAAGAGTATAATTTATATATGGCTAATTTTGATGACATATTAAAAGACTTACAAAATGAAGCATCAAGTCTTGATGAGTTTGAAATTTGGCTAACTAATGGAATTAAGCGGGGATGGGTAACAGAACCGTTTTGTAACACTCATGAAGGAGATCCTTATATGAGTGATGAAGAAGCACAAGAGTGGGAAGAGGGCGGAGACCCTTGTCAAGTAGTAATTAAAATAAAAAACAACTAATAAAAGGGGTAAAATGAAAATAAAAAATAAACTTGCTGTTATTATTTTAGCAATTTCTTCTGCAATGCTTATGTCAATATCTACTGCGTATGCTGGAGAAGAAACATATGCGGTAATAGATAGTTCTGGTGTTGTAGTTAACGTTATTGTATGTCAACCATCTGTGTGCGGACCTTCTGGCTCTTGGGGTGGAATTATGCCAAATGATACTCCGTGGGCTGGCCAAAGATTAGTTCCACAATTTGCAGCAAATTCTGAAGGAAAGAATCAGGGCGCAATTATAAATCCTTTGGGTAGTGGCAAAGAAGTTGTTTATTCAGATGGTACATTTACAATAAATAACAACGTTCCTGTTAATAAAGTAGATGTTCAAACAAATGCAACAAATACTGAAACAAGCACTGTTTCTGTTTCTATATCCGAAGGAAATAAAACAACCTTTTCTTATCAAGATACAATTGGAAAATCTTTTTCTGAAGTCACATATAATACTTTGCCACTTGACAATAATGTTAGTGCAACTGTTAGTGTAAATGAAGTAACTAGTACTTCTACAAGAATAGAATCAACAACGTTTGAGGAAAGAAAAACTGCAGAAGAGGTATCTTCTATTCTTACACAAAGAAATCTTACTTTATTGCAGTCAAAAATTAGTAGATTGTTAGCACTTCTAGACGGCTGGATAAAGAAGTAGTTAATTAGTGTTGCGGAAGTAACTCAATGGTAGAGTACTACCTTGCCAAGGTAGATGTTGCGAGTTCAAATCTCGTCTTCCGCTCCACGCCCTCATGGTCTAGTGGTTATGACATCACCCTTTCACGGTGGTAACAGGGGTTCAATTCCCCTTGGGGGTACTAATATTTGTTATAGTTAACTAAAGATAGGACAAAAAATGTGGGGAAAAAATAAAGACAAACCTAAAATTGAATTTCTTTCTAGTATTGAATATTTAAAAGATATTGAAGAAATAAAACCAGATTTAGCAAGTAAATTTATTCCAAGTTGGTGGAAAGATTTTCCGTATGATAATAGTGTAGATAAAAATAAATTTAGGCCATTATCTTTAACAGCAAAAAGATGCCCATCATTTCCAGATTATTTTTCTTCAGGATATATTTTACCTATGTGGGCAGACACAGTTTTATTTTTTAATTCAAAAACGCAAGAATGGAAATGGCAATGTGGAAATTTAATGCATCCTAAATTTCAAATTGATTATATCTCTCCAGATAGGTTTAAAGATTATGGTAAAACATCTTTTCATAATAAAGACATTGTTGCAGCGTGGCATTTTGTTAATCCCTGGACAATTGTAACTCCTCCAGGATATTATTTATTACAACTACCGCTTTTCTTTCATGAAAATTCAGATTTTGCTGTATTTCCAGGAATATATGACGCACACATGGTTAACACAGATAAATTAGAAGTCGCATTATATGCTGCAGACAAAGAAGTTTTTATAAAAAAGGGAACTCCATTGGTCCAGTATATTTTAGTTAAAAAAGAGCCATTTGATTTAATAGTCAGAGATAAAACTGAAAAAGACATAAAATTTGAACAAAAAAAGGCAACTTTAAAATCAACCTCATTTGGAATTATTTACAATAAACTAAAAGGAAAAGACTATCCTACCTTATGATATAATAATGTTGTATCTGCCAAATGGGGATACATTAACTTATTCGCTTGAAAGGGGAATAAAATGGTAACACAACTATTGGATCTATTTAATGATCCTTTTTTTATTGGCTTTAACAGAGAGTTAAGCCGTTTAAACACAGCACATAAAGTAAATTCACAATCATACCCTCCGTATGATCTTCTTAAATTAGATGATGATACATACAAACTATCTCTTGCTATTGCAGGATTTACAAAAGAAGACATCAATGTGTCAGTAGATGATGGAAATCTTGTAATTAAAGGAGAAATGGTAGAGGTTACAGATGCTGAGGTTGTTCACAAGGGAATTGCTGGTCGTAAATTTGTACGATCTTTTGCTCTTGGCGAATACATGGAAGTATCTAGTGCTGAACTAAAAGATGGACTGCTAACAATTAATATTGTTCGTGTCATTCCTGAAGATAAAAAACCTAAAACAATTAAAATAAAATAAAAAATAAAAAACAACCTGGGTATGTTGTAAAACTGCCTAATACATGATATACTTTATAGATAAAATAAAAAATAAGGTGGGTTAAACAAGGATATGGATGAAGTTGATAGAATTTTAAATAAAATTGATAGTTCAATTTATGAACTTTCAAGTGTAATTTTATTTGGACATAAGGTTACTGCAGAGTTAACAAAAAGGGCTGCTATTAAAAGTGCCGATTATGTAGAAAAGAATATGCCAAATGTATTAGTTTTATCATCAGATGACAAAAGACTTATGTTTGATGCTGCTATAAATAAAATAAAAATTGATGGACATATGGCAGAGTTTGGAGTTTTTGAAGGAGAGTCAATAAATTATTTATCAAAAAAAATATATCCAAAAATTATATTTGGCTTTGATTCATTTCTAGGACTTACAGAAGACTATGTTTTAGATTGTCCACAAGGAAAGTTTAATCTAAATGGGGTGCCACCAAAGGTAAATGATAATGTTAAATTAGTGCCTGGATTTTTTTCTGATACTTTGCCAAACTGGCTAAAAAATAATCCAGGACCATTTTCATTTTTAAATATAGATTGTGACACCTACAATTCCACTTTTTTTGTTTTAAACTCTATTGGTACAAATAGAATTGTCCCTGGAACAATGATCTTATTTGATGAATATTTTGGATTTCATGGTTGGGAAAACCATGAGTTTAAGGCTTGGCAAGAATATTGTAAAATTAATAATGTAAAATATAAATATATTGCAATATGCCATTTCCAAGTTTTAGTTGAAGTTTTATAAAAGAATAATAAATAATTTAGAAGGATTTTTTAAAATGCCAAGATATGATTACAAATGTTCTGTTTGTTCTGGACAAATTGAATTTGAAAAAGCAATAAACGAAGATAAATATCCAGTTTGTTGTAATCAGTCAATGCAAAGGCTTTGGAGTGCTCCTGCTGCAATTTTTAACGGTAGTGGATTCTATTCAACCGACAACAGAAAGTAGATGTATAATAAGAGTATGAACAGTGCAATTAAAGATCATCCAAGCGTAAAGCCAAAAGAGTGGATTTTAAATGCCAAAGATCGTTGTGACAAGTGCCTAGCACAAGCATTAATTAAAATAAAGGGTATTTCTGGAGAGTTAATGTTTTGTGGACACCATTATGAAAAAATAATGAATAATCCTAAATCTCATGACAAAATGATGTCTTTTATGCTAGAGGTTGTTGATGAGCGTGAAAAACTAATAGAAAATAGAGCGATTGGAGCAATATAATGTATCAGTATTTTGTAAAAGAAGTTAAAAATGTTGTTGATGGAGACACAATTGATGTAATTATTGATTTAGGATTTGACATTCTATTTTCTTCCCGTGTTCGTTTGGCAGGTATTGATACTCCAGAATCACGCACAACAGATAAAGTTGAAAAAGCACTTGGTCTTGAATCTAAGGAGTATTTAAAGAAACATCTTAAAGGTGCAAAATCTGTTGTTATTAAAACTGAAAAGATGAACTCGTCAGAAAAATATGGTCGTATTTTGGGTTGGCTATATATCAATGGAGATTCAGAATCATTAAATGATAAGATGATTAATGATGGCTATGCCTGGGGCTATCTTGGAGAAACTAAAGTTAAAGATTTTGAACTTCTTAAAAAGGCTAGAGCAAAATCTGGCAAATGAAAACAATACTTTACTTCACTGCAGATTGGTGTCAGCCATGCAAAAAAGTAAAACCCATCGTTAAAGAATTAAACAGAGACTATGCTCCTGGAATTTTTCAAATGGTTGATGTTGATATAGAAAATGAAATGGCTAAACACTTTGAAATTAAATCTGTTCCAACGTTTATTTTATTAAAAGAAGGTAAGGAAATAAATCGTATTGTTGGTATAAAAACAAAAGAAGAATTGGAAAATTTTATTAATTATGAAAAAACTATTCAAAAGAATATTTAATCCAGATGGTAAAAATATGACTTCAGATGAAAATGAAATGATTGAGAAATTAATTCTTGAAGGTGGTCTAGAGGTTGCTGGTATTGATGCTGAAGATGGATCATTATTGTATTCATTTACTCCAAAAATTAAACAGTTAATGCCAGAATTATATGATGACCATATGAATGCTGTAAATGCTGAAATATTATCTTTATGGGAAAGAGGGTATGTAGACATAGACTTTTTATCTAAAGACCCAGTCGTTACTTTGGCACCAAAATCATTTAATGAGGTAGAAGTATCTAAGTTGACTAAGCGTGAAAAATGGTCTATTGAAGAACTCAAAAGATTATCTGGTAAGCATCCAAATAACTAAAGCCTGATATAATAATAAGATGCCATATCGTGTAGGTGCTAAAGGTTCATACGGTTGTTCTGGCTACCCTGCTTTAAAAGAGGGTACCAACGAGGTTATGGGCTGTCACAAAACACGAGGACAGGCAGCAGCACAAATTTATGCAATTAATAGATCAGAGGGAAACATAGGTAAAAGCATGGTTAAAGAAGGCGACATGGTAATGGCACCAAATGACGACGAAGTTTATGTTGGTCGTGTTGTTCATGTAATGACAGAAGGAATGCTAGGTTTTCCT